GTGGCCGAATGCCAAGAACCGGCTTTTCGGCAAAGCCCGCCTCATGGCTGTGGCCATAGGTGTTCGTATTGAAGGGGATCACCTCAAACTGCACCGGCCCCAACATCATCAGCATCACGCAAACCTCATGCCTGTATCTGCAAAGACGCCTCGGAAAGCCTCGCGCAGTTCGCTGCGCATCTGCTCACCGATGTCGCGGGAGAGTTGCGCAGGATCGACGCGCTCCGTCGTGTGGATTGTTGGGGTGACGTTGATTGAGACCTCAAAGTGAGCACTGACCAGTTTGGGCTTGCTCTCTTCCATGGATACGCCCGGCTCTGCGCTGGCATCATGCTGAGGCGCATCCAACCTGTCCTCCTGATCAGTGACTTTTTCGGCATTCGCCTGCAAAGCAGGCAAATGCGGCTTTTGCTGAATGACCTCTGATGCAGGAGGTGCCAGTGCCTCTTGGATGTGCAGTTCGGGCGCCGGGACCGCGACGTCTTCGGGGGAGCTGACGAGTGGGGACGGCATTTGCACAGTCGGTGCGCCAGTGAGTTCTGGTGCTGGCACAACGACATCGTCTGGTGACCCAACCTCTGGCGTCGGTGCGGTGACCTGCGTTGCCGAGCCCAATTCCGGCGGTGGAAGATCGATCCGGGCCGGAGGTGTCAGCCTCGGCTCAGGAATTATGACGTCCCTCGGTGGAGCAACCTGCGCAGTCGGAACAACAATGTCGGCCGGTGCTCGAACGTCTGGCGTCGGCATGGTGATTTGTGGTGCTGGGCCCAATTCCGGCGTTGGGATGTCCACTGGATCAGCAGATGCCTCTTGCGGTGATGGTATCTCGATGGGCTCGCTGGCCTCAACCCTTGCGGCAGGCACGCTGATATCCACCATTGACGCGCTATTTAGCGGCGGCACGTTAACTGCCTCAGGTTCCGCCTCGCGCGGCTGTGAACTGATCAAGTCTGGCCCGGCACCGTTTACGACTTGCAAGATGCCAGGCAAGCGCTGCAGGGCGGCCATCACGGTGGCAATTTCCCCGAACGTGTTTACGAACCCCGACCGGGACGGCGTGACCAGCTCTGGCCCCTCCTCACCCACCAGATAGGTGCCGTCCCGGCTGACCGGGCCACCACCTGCACGGGCACCGTCAATTTGCGGCACTGACGGCACAGATGCCACCACACCACCTTCAGCGGCAGCCATTTCAGCGCGGAGCGCGCGTACGGGGTCGAGTGCTCGGTCGATGGAGGCAGTGTCGATCTCGGGCGTGGTCTCCGTTTCCCCGAGAATGCGTAGTGCCTCTGTCACCTCATCCGCGCGCAGGCGACCCGCATCGAGATCTGCTTCGACCCCAACCAGCTCTTCCTGCAACCGTCCAAGGTTGGCCAGCAAGGGAGCTGCCAGGCTGTCTCCCATCGGCCCGTTCTGATCAATCTGGTCGATCTGTACCTGAACCCCGGCCATTTCACCGCGCAGGTGTGCGGCGTAGTCTGACAGGTCCTGCAGATATTGCGGCGTTGGCAGATCCCCGGCCGCGCGCGCCGCCGCCAGCGTCTCTGCAGCCCCTCTTTGATCGGTCGGCAACAAATCAAATTCAGCCTGCCGCGGCAGTGCCGGGATCTCTGGCGGTGTGACCTCCTCATCGCCCATCATCCAGCGCAGCCAGCGCGGCGGCTCGCCAAAGTTGATCAGGCTGGACAGATCAATGCTGCCAATTGCGTCGATGATACGCCCCGGAATGCCCGCAACCCAGTCGATGAATTCCCCAAACCGCTCACGGGCCCCGTCCCAGATGGACTGGATCAGACCGCGACCCGCCGCGACCAATGCGCTGGCCGCCTCGCCTATCCGGGCAGGCAAGCCAGCAAACCAGCCGATGATGTTTTCGGTGACTTCCCGCGCCCGTTCGGTGATCCGGGCGACGTCTTCCTCAGACAAGGTTTCGCGGGTGAACAGACCCGAGAGCAACTCGCCAAGACCCGACAGCTTGTCCCGTACCCAATCCCAGGCTGCACCGAACCCATCGACCAGCGGCGTCAGGAAGGAGAGCTTTTCGCCAACCCAATCGAGACCCGGCTGCAGCGCTGCGCCGATCGCCTGTCCCACGCCGGTGAAGATCGCGCTGATCCGGTCCCAGTAGCGGTAAATTGTCAAACCGGCGGCCGCCACAGCAGCGGCGACCAGCGCAAAGGTCCCCCAGACAGGTGCCGAGATCGTGGCCACGGCTCCGCCGATGGCCGCAATACCCGATGACAAGGCCGCGACGCCCGGGACCGCCAGCGCGATCCCGGTGAGCCCGGCACGCAAACGACCAAGCGTCCCGAGGGGCTGGCCAGACATGGCCGCCAGCGCAGATTGCAATCCGATCATCGAACTTGCCGCCGTGCGCGCCCCGATGGCCGCCCGGCCGATGCTGTTGTAGCCCGCCGCAATCAGTGACAAGACACCCCCGCGTCCCAGAAGCCCGGCAAAGCGCAGCGCCGCCATGGCGCCTTTGAAGGCGATCACCGCTGCAGTCGCCCCCACCACGCGCAGCGTCACCTCCGGATAGGCATTCGCCAGGTCGGCGAGACGGGTGATCAACGGCGTGACGGCTTCGGCGAGCTGCGTGATCGCGGGCATCAGCGCATTGCCGATATTGATCTGCAGCTCGGTCAGAACGTTCTGGAACCGCTGCATATTGGCTTGGAACGTGTTGTTGCGGGCTGCAAACTCCGCAAAGGCGGACCCCGCATAGGTCGCGCGATCCCCCACCATGCCAAGGGTGTCCTCGACCAGCCCGAGATTGGTCAGCAGCGGCCCAAGCGCACGGGCCTCATTGCCAAAGAGCTGCGACGAGATCGCCGCGCGCTGCTCGGCTGGCAACTGGCCAATCCGGCGCAGCACGTCGATCGTGGTTTCAACCGCGTTCTCCTGCATGGACCGCGCGGTATCTTCCGCGTCCAGTCCAAGCGCCTGTAGAGCCCGGCGTTGTCCGGCGGTGGCTGCCTCGCCCTTTGTAAGGGCGGCCCCCATGTTTCGGAATGACGTCGCAGCAACCTCGCTGGTCGAGCCTGCTGCCAGCATCGCGGAGGCGAAGGCGGATGTTTGCTCCGCGGTAAAGCCAAACATGGTCGCCTGCGCGCCCACACGCTGGACCACGTTCAGAATGTCCGCCGCACTCGAGGCCTGGTTGTTGGACAGATGGTTCATCGCATCGGCCAGCGACACCGTCTCGTCGATGGTCAGGTTGAGGGCGGTCATCAGGTTGGCCATCGAGCCACCCGCCTGCTCGGCGCTGATATCAAACGCCACCCCAATCCGGGCGGCCGCATCCGTGAAGCGGATCAGGTCCTCACCAGCAATTCCGGCCTGTCCCGCTGCTGCGGCAATGTCTGCAAGGCCTGTCACCGCGATGGGAATGTCGCGCGACAGCGCAAAGAGGTCCTGCTGGAACTGCGCGAAAGCGTCTGGTGTCGGAAAGTCCACCACCTTGGCCACATCGGCCATGGCGCTTTCAAAATCCGACGCGGCCTGGATCGGCGCGCCGATCGCGCTGCGCAGCGCGTAAAAGCTGGCCACCGCATCCACCAGCCCGCCGCGTGCGTCAGCCAAGGCGCGGTTGTTGCGGGTGATGGCCGCGTTCAAGCGATCCCCGAAGGTTATGGGCTGGCCATTGGTCTCACGGACCGTGTTCGAGATGCCCGCCAGCGCATTCGCCGCCCGGCGCGCCGGGCTGGTTACTCGGTCCAGCAGTTCGATGACCAGTTGGGATGTGAGCTGTGTCATCTGGTCACCTCATCCTCTTGGCAACGGCCATACGTCGGGCCTCCGTGTGCCACAGCACCACCTCGGCCCACTCCATCTCTTCAAAAGCCGTGAGCGGCGTGTTCAGCCAGTGGGCAGTTTCGGCAACGACCGATCGCCAGGAGGCGAAGCCGTGCCCTTGGGGAAAAAATCCGCAATCACCTCCGACAGCGCGGTGAAGTCATCAGTGTCCAGATCCTCGATCATCTCGATCGGGTATCCCGTCAGTGCCGAAGCCATGACAATGCCCTGATCCAGACGATCGGTGATGCCGTCCAGTGCCGCATTCATCCGCTTGAGGTCCTTGACCTTGGGCTTGGCAATGCGGATCTCGGTGATTTCCCGGCCCTCAAAGGTCACCGGCACGGACAGGGAAACGGTTTTTTGTTTTACTGCGTCAGACATGGATCACCTCAGAAACCATTGGGGATGCGCAGGATGCCGCGCTCATCTGCGTTTTCCGACACGCCGTTGACACGCCAGTCGGTTGTGAAAAAGTCCCAGTAGTAGACTTCCTTGCCCTCGAAATAGAGCTCATAGTGCATGATTTCGCCAATCGCGTAATCGAAACTCTGCAGATCGCCGCGCTTGAACGACTCTGCATTGGCCGTGCCAAGACGACCCTCAAAAACCGCCTTGGCCTCAATGGCCACGCCGTTGCGCTTGTCTCGCACCGAGCCGTAGGCGGTGAACTTCTTGCGCGCCCGGGCACCTAGACCAAACTGCGCCAGAACCTGTGGGTCCCAGCCCGCTAGCTTGAAGTTGGCCTCAAGCTTTTCGATGCCAAGCGCAACTTCGACCTGAACGCGCGACCCACCGGGATGATGGTCCTGAAACATCTCCTGCAGGTTCGGCAATTGCAGTTCGGTCAGCGTCAGGTGCTTGGAGGCCGACGGGTCCTCGTCGCCGCAAAAAAGGTTTGCGGCCTCCATGACGTAAATGTTGCTCATCAGAGCGTCTCCTTTTGTTCAGTAATTAGCCGGTGATCGTGCCGACCTGCGCCAGCAGATCATCAAGCAGCGCATCAAGCGCCGGGCGGTACCGCGCGGACTGAATGCCGAGATAGCGCAGCACCGGTGCTTCCTCGGCAGCAAAGCTGACCGTGAAGCGGCCCTGACGCAGTTCCTCAGGCGTGTTCTGATCGCGCGTGAACTTCATCTCGAAGCCAAGGATATCGCCATCGGCCTTGAGATTGCGCAGGCCGGTTTCCATCGTGTTCAGGATCGCCTGGATGGTCTGGCCCGTGATGTTGAACCGCCCGAGATAGAACCGCAGGGTCCGAAGCAGCATCAGGTGGATGAAGTCGCGCCCCCGGGT